AGGGTCTTGGCAGCAGAGCCGTCAAACGTGGTGCCGGAGTTGAACTGCAAGCCCGTGCCTGCGGTCAAAGCAGCCGTAGTGGCGGCTGTGATCGTTCCAGATGCTCCAAGGGCCACGGTGACCCCGTTGAAGGTCACGCTCGAATTGGTCAGGCTGGCATTGCCGATGCTCGAAAACGTGTTGAGCGACCCCGACATCGTCTTGTTTGTCAGGGTCTCTGCGCCGGCCAGCGTTGCCAGGGTGCCCGTTGTGGGCAGTGTGACGTTGGTCGAACCGGTGGCCGTCAGGGTTACGGCGTAACTGCCGGAGGTCGAAAACGCGCCTGCTGTGCTGACGTTGCCACCCAAGGTCGTGGTGTACGAGCCATTGTTGATGCCAGTACCGCCGCTTGCCGGGTTCAAAATACCAGCCAGCACCACCGCACCAGAAGTGGTGGACGCCGGGGTAAAGCCGGTAGAGCCGGCGCTAAAGCTCGTGACGCCACCAGCCAGAGAAAACTGCCGCCAAGATCCGGAGGCATATCCGTCAAAGGTTTGGGTATCCGTATTGAAACGGAACTGCCCATCCGCACCGACAGGCTGCTGCGCGGTATTGCCAAGGGGAACGGTGATGGCGGCATTGCCCGGAAACACCGCGTCGCTGGCCAGAGAGATAGTCGGATTTCCGCCAGAGCCGTTGCCGTTGGCCACGTCGATCTGGTTTGCGGTCCCTGCAATCAGAACCCCGCCGGCTGTCGTTCCGCTTTGGATTGCCAGCAGGCCGGTGCCGCCAACCTGGGCGATGTTGGAGATCAGCCCGTCCAAGGAGATGGTCGGGTTGCCCGAAACACCAGATCCGTTGGAGATGGCCAGACCGGTGCCAGAAACCGCCACAGAACGGGCAGAAACGGCCCCAGCGCCGGTTTTGACAATGACCCCTGTACCAGCACTCTCCAGAGCGCCAGAAGTGCCATTGAGCGTGACCTGAAGCGTTGAGAGCGCACCGCCGTCGACCAACCCGATACCAGTACCGCCGGCAAGCGCACGGCTGTTGACCAGGGTCGGCTCTTGATTGAGCGTCAGGAACGTCTGAGTTTGAACCGGAGATCCAGCCAGGGCAGATGCGGTCGTGCGCACGGTCTGCCCATTCTGGACGACTGGAACAAGCTCGCTTCCCTGGATCGGACCAGCCGCAGGCAGTTGAGTGATCGTTACATTGGCCATGCTCTATACCTCAATGCCGTCGAGATTGCCATTATTTTCTGGCGTTTGCGTGTTCTGCTCGGTAGAAATCACATACTGATTATTGCCCGTTGTGATCAAGTCGTTGGGGTCAAGCGCAACCGAAACGTCAGGCCTTGGAAACCGAATCGTTATCCTTTCGGTTTTGCGAGCAGGCAGGCGATAGGGGTCGAAGTTGTCGGCGCACCCTTGATCGCACACTTGCAGGCCTGGGAAATTGGGATCGCTGCGCATTACCGCATGCGGACGCTTCATCTTGCAGCGGTCGCATACCGCGATTGCGATGTCCGAGTAGCCGAGGGTGTCGAGGAAGATCGGCATGGATCACCTCGTATACACGCTGATATTTGGTGCAAAGTAGATCGGCGACTTGTCGCGCTCTTCGGCTTCGGCCAGTCCCAAATACTTGTCGGCCTGCCCCTCAAGGTACTGGATGCGGGCGGTGTCCACCCCAGGCAACTCCAGGCTCATGCGGTGGGCCAGCATAAAGATGACGGCCTCAAACCACCGCTGCGGCACTTCAAGCTCGCCGTAGAGGTCGCCAACGTCCATGATCTGGCGCGAATACCAGACCGTCATCTGCACGAAGGGGTCAGACGGCACCGGCCAGAGATAAATCTCCGACTGCGGGATCGTCCGGTTGAACCAATACTGGAACGGCTGGTTGGCCGTGAAATTCTTGTTGGGCAGGTTCGTGTAGTCGTCCCGGTTCAGGCGAGCCATCGTGATTTCGGTCGAGTTGTTGCCGAAATAAAGCTCGCGCAGGGACAGCGTATTGCCGCCGGTCTCGCGGATCCGGTAGTACTGCACCGTCTGACCGGCCTCAATGTCGTACCAAAGCCATTCATTGTTGACCCAGGCGGTCACCCCAGGCGCAAGCAGGGTGCTCCAAGTAATTCCGTCAGCCGAATACTCAAAGACGACGTTGAAATTGCCCGAAACCCCAGGCAAAACGCCGATGGAGCCCACATAAACCGGGTTGTCGGTGCCGTAGTTGACCGAAATGTTGCCGTTTGCGGATGTCTGGGTACAAATCGTGTCGATGTTGCTGTCGAATGCGTTGGCCACGTTGCCGCCGGCACTCGTCGCATAGGAGCCGGAGGGCCGATTCATGCGGCGATACAGGGCCTGGAGCACATCATTGCCGCCCAGGGGCAGCTTGTAGACGTATTTGTCCGCCTGGACCCCGTAGACCTTCTTGTCGATGGCCCAGTACTGGATTCCGATGTTGATCAGGTTCGACAGCAGAAAATACAGCGACTCCCTGGCGCTCAAAAGCTGCTCAGAGGTCAACTCCTCGGCCAATTTCCCGCAGCGACGCGCCCCGTGATCAATCAGGGTCTGGACTTGGATGACAGTCGTGCCAACGGTTCCCGAGTAGGCCATGCTTTACCTCACCATCCGGGGCAATTCCAACGCTTCATGGAGGCGCGGGAGCGGCTGCCCTTCTCACTCTTCTCTGCTATGGCACCCATTCTCGCGCAAAAAGAGTCTCTGCGGGAGCCTCCTTGAGGCTGCGGAGCCTTCAAATTTGCACCCGTCTCGCGGTTGTACTTCTCGCGGCCTTTTGCCGTCAGCCCAGCACCACGCTCTACAGGCATCTTCTCGCCTCGGCCCACAGCAAGGGATACCCCGCCCTCTTTCATGCGCTCTGGCAGGCTGCTATAGGCCTTCTTGCCCTTGTTGGCCTGGGTGTACTCAGCAGCAACGCTCTGCTTGATGCCCACCTTCTTGGCGAACTTGGGATTGTTCTCCGCGGCCTTCATCAGGCGGAACTGGGCTTGAGACTTTGCAGGCATCACGGCCCCTCTTTGACAAGCAAGAGAATGAACATTGAAGAGACGGAGTTGTTGCTCGAAGCCCCAATAGCCGTTGCCTCAACCGTGGTCTTCGCTGGAATGGCCAGCGGGTACTCAAAAACGTAGTTGGCCACGCCATTGTTGATGGTCGTGATTGCGGCAGTGCGACGCACGTTGTCCACGCCCCTGGTCAAAAGACGACCCTGAACAGGGTTGGATCCACCAGCCTGACCCGTCGAGAAAAGGCCCTGCGAAACATAAGCCGTGTACCCGGCAGGCACCGTATAGCTGCCCGTCGTCGTGTTGTTGTAGTCAAACTTGATGATGTCGTAGGTCGTTGCAGGAACGCCTGCGGTCACGGTGCCCGTGCCGATGTAGATGTCGCCAGCGGCGCTATTTCCCGACCCCACGGTGCCAACGTAGACGTAGTTCACGCGCAGCAAAGACGCCGTCATCGTGACTGCGGTCTGACCGTTGAGGGTGACGGTCTCTGTGACCTCGTTGTAGTTTGCGTCCACACCCTGCACAACAACCGTGCGAGCGCCAGTTCCTGCTGCCGTATCGTTTGCGCTCGTCGAACTTACGGTCATCTGCAAGGCAGCCGCGGGGAAAGTGATCAGACTGGGCAGCGGCCATACGCTGACTTGAGTCGTATCTACGTCTGGGTTGAAACCAAAAACGGTGACGTTGCGGTGACCCTGGATCTGGCCGCGAGAGACCTGAAGCTCAAAGGGCTCGAATGTGCCCTGCCTCGTGATGGAGGAGATGGTCGTGGCCATCAGGCGATCCCCGCCTGAACGACCTTCAGCGTGACGGTACCGGTGCCAGAATTGACCAGAACCTTCAAGCCAGTAATCGGGAAGTTGATTGAGCCGTCCTCGTTGCCAGTCTTGCTGGTGATCGTGGCATCATCGAACCATGTCGTGAAGCCAACGCCAGGATCATCGTAGCTGTATTGGACGGAATAGTTGACCGTGCCGGTCACGATGACCGCAAAGCCAATATTTACCGGGGTCACGTTGGTGTTGATGACCACCGCATCAGTAGAACCTGTGCCGGTGCGGGCTACGGTTTGGACTTTCATTTGTTTCCCCAATCAAAAGCGGGGGCCGAAGCCCCCACCTTGTTTCAGCACGTCGCCAAACCACCGCGCTTCTTGGCGGGCTCCACCGTGACAGATTTCTCTGTCTTGGTGACGCTGCCGGCAGGCTTTGCCGTCGCCCCTTGCAGAGCTTTACGCTCCGCTTCGGTGACGCTGCCTTGACCGAACAGACTTTTCGCCCCCTCGAACATCCGACGGGGAATAGACCGAATGGCCTTGGCCATGTCCATCTCTTCCTTGGTCGGACCAATCGCGGCGTCGTAAGCACCCTTGGACAAGTCAACCTTGCCGCCTTCGTTCATCTTCTTGCCGTACTTGCTGTAGACCTCGTTGGAGTACGCCTTGGCCTGTTTCATGGCCGTAGCGTTCTCGCTTTTGAAGTTTTTCTGCAAGCGGCCTTCAGCAGCAGTGACACTGCCGCCTTTCTTGAAGGTGCCAGAAAGCTGGTTGATGCTCACGGGAGTGCTCGGCTTTTTACGGCCCTGCGGCATAGCGACGGGGGCACCGCTATCAACAACTCCCCCCGCCGCGTAGCCCTTTTTTGCGGCACCACCTTTACGATAGCCGCCGCCGTTGGACTTCGCAACGCCACCAGTAGCGTAGCCACCGCCGTTGCCCAGCTTCACGTCACCGGTTTTGGCCGGGGAGTGATCAGGCTTTGCAGTGTGCATCAGGGTGTCGCGGTACTTGCCGCCCTGGCCTTCGGTGTTGATGATGCCGCTCTTGGGAACGCCACCCTCAGCCATCTTGACCATGCCGCCCTTTTTGTAGCCGCCTTGACCCATGACCACGCCGCCGGTCTTCAGACCCTTGTGGGCCTTCGACGCAGGCTTGTCCTTGTGGGACTGCATCTCAGACTTCAGGCCCTTGATGGCCTTCATCTCGGCTTGGTGCATGGACTTGGACTCGCCGCCTTCCTTCATCATGCGACCGGCCATACCAACCGGAGCCGCGGGAGCGGCACCAGCGGGCATAGCCATCATCGCACGACGACGAGCGGCCATAGAGGGCTTCATTGGGGCGCGGGCAGGCATCATTCCGCCACGAGCAGGCATCGCAGGAGTTGCACCGGGCATGCCGCCCATCTGCATCTTCTTCTCAACCTTGCCGCCTTTTTTGAGCTTCAGTTCAACCGAAGGCTCAGTGGTCATCATTTTGACCATTGGCTTGAATTGGCCCATGATTCGCCTCAAACTTTCTGAGCATACACAACCGTCAGACGAACAATCGCCTGGGTCGTGCTGATCGTGCCGTTGGGATCAACGGTGATGACAACGGATTGGCTGGTGCCAATGTCCGCCATCGCCGCCAGTTGGGCTGCGGTAAAAGTCAAAGCCGCACGACCACCGGCAAAGATGTCGGTCGAAGACACATACTGTGTCCCAGCCGCAGCGGTGCCAATAGTCATTGCGATTGCAGTGGCCGTGCCACCTCCCACGACCTCATCCTGAACCATATCGACATAAAAGTCGATGATCTGGGACGAAGCGGGGAGAGTCAGGGTTGCACTGGTTGCGGTGCCTGCGGCTGCGGTCGTGACCGTGGTGGTCTGGGTCAGAACCGTGAAACCGCCGTCGACGGTATCGGTCAGAGTCCCAGAGCCAGCGCGGACAGTGCTGCCAAAGTAGGTCTGTGCCATTGTCTTACTCCTTAATGGAGCAGGGGCCGAGGCCCCCGCTTAGGTTTAGACGCCGGGGGTACCGTACATCGCACGCCAGTCGGTGAAGCCGACGTCGTAACGCTCGGTGGCCTTGTAGCGCATCGAGTCAGTTTCGAAGTCGCCTTCCATCGTCTTCTCCAGACGACGACGCATCATGAGCTTCATGCCCTCGGGAGCGTCGGTCTGAACCCACCATGCGGTGGCGCTGGTCAGACGCGAGATAACAGCGGCACCCTCGTCCAGCAAGCCAATCGACTTGATGGGGTTGATGTCGTTGTTCGCGTTGCCGGCACGCAGCACGGACTTCAGCAGAACTTCGGCCTGGAAGACGTTGCCAGGAGCGACCACCAGTTGGCGGGGCACCAGACGAATCTTCTTGCCGTTGTTGTCCACAGCCTGACGGATCTGGATCAACATCTGCTCAAGCGAGGTCTGAGACAGGTTGGCGGCAGTGGTCAGCAGGTTGCTGGCGGTGCCGTTGACGATGGGGTGCGAAGCACTGTTCAGAGCCACGCCGTCGCCGCCAGGATACGAGGCATTGAAAGCGCGGTTCAGCACGTTGGCCGACAGCGTCTCTTTGGTCTCGATCAGCGACTGGGCGAGGTGACGAGCGTACACCTGACCGATACGGATATGGTCGCCGTCCTCAACAAGCACTTTGGTCAGCGCGAAGGCCAGACCATACACGTTGTAAACGTATCGCTTGAGGAACAGCACACCACCCTGCTGGTAGCTGACGGGGGTGCCGTCAGGCAACTGCGGGGCAGCGCCAAAGCCGTACAGGACGGGCTCTTCGTGGTAGTTACGGGGAATACCTTCCTGCTCGCGGAACACTCGGCTCCACTCGTCAGTGCGTTGATCGTACACGCCGTCAAAGCACTCGTTCAGGATAGGTTCAACAATTGACCGAAAGTCGGTACTGCGCATCGGAGCGGCCATGATTCACTCTCCTTAGATTGCGTTCACGGACGCATTGAACTGCGACTCGTTGATGGTTACGCGCACAATCGTGTACGCATCGCCCCACTCATTGTCGGGGTAGGGAGCCAGATCACGGATCAGCATCTGTGCGCTGTTGCCTGCGCCCACCAGGGTGGTGGACAGAGTGCATTGCGACAGGCCGGTCACGTTGGAGCCAGCGGTGGTGTTGGACAGATCAGCCATATCACCAATCGAGGTCTGAGCCAGCGAGCCGGCAGCCTGGATTTCATAAACGATGTTGGGATCGTTGTAGAAATAGGCGACGCACGAACCGGTCTGGTATGCCGTATTGGCAGGCCAGTAGTTCGAGACGCGACGACGACCAGTGGTGTCGGTGAACTCAACGCCAGCGAAAGCGCCTTGGAAGGCATCGCCAGCAGCAGCAACAACCAGATTGCCGCTCGAATTGAGCTTGACCGGTTGGCCCTTCAGAATGTCGGTGTTGTAAGCCGACGCAATACCGTTAGCCAGCGCCTGTGCGCGATCCAAGCCGGAGGGATGGAACGCAGGACGCAAGCCGAACGGAGCATTACTTGAAGACATAGTCTTACTCCTTGGTTATCCCTGGAATACAGGGGTTCTAACAGTTCGGTCGATGTTGCCAAAACCCTCGCCTTCGACAGCGCCCAGGGATTTCCCCGAACTATCGCGTGCGCCCTGAAGATTCTCAGCTTGAACCCGGATCTTGTCCGCCTCGTCCTGAGGAGCCTCATGGTGCATTTGCAGCATGATGTCCTGATAAACATCCATCGGAAGTTTGTACAGGCGCATCTCGTTGCACGCAATAAACCCAATATCCTCTCCAGCCTTTACGCGGTAATTCTCGAACCCAGGCAACTCATCTGCGCGAACAGGTATGTAGCCGAGTCGCATCCGCTTATCGATGCTGTCGTATCCATTGGTCGTCGATAACCAGCAAAGGTGCCATCCCGGCATTTCCGGAACTTTTGGCAGCGCACTTTGTGTCCACTCATCGCTCCACATCTTTCGACGTTCCTGCGCTGACATGAACTTCTCTTCGGGGGCGGCTCGGGTCTGATCTTGCGAAGATCGATTCTCGCGGCCACCAGCGTTGAGAGTTTTTTTGAGACGTGTGTCCATAATGTTTAGCTCCTTTTGTTGCGTGCGTCTTGGGCGTATCGTTTAATCATCCGGCTGCGTTTCTGGGGATCATCCCAAAAACCGGCTTCCTTCATTGCTCGGACCTGTTCAGGCTCCAAAACAAATTCGTTGCCGCCGCCTCTTCCGGCTGACTCACGACTCGACCCAGTCACAAAGCTACGAGGGCTCCTTCTGGACGGACTTTCGTCTTGTGATCGAGTATAACGGTGTGGCAATCGCTTTTGCAAGCGGTTGTCAAGCTCATCCCAATAATCTTTTGTTGCGGGATCCCAACCCTCGGACACCAGCCGCTGGTCGATGACCTTGGCAATGGCCGTGTCCTCGTCGCCGGAATCGGGGTTGTACCAAGAATTGCGCTCCATCCAGTCATTGGCCAGCCTGACCAATTTGGGGTTTGCCGGGGCAGATTCCTGCGTGTCGGCTCGTGCTGCGCGTTCCTTGTAGTTCTGCATCGCCTCAAGTTTGCGGCGGCTGTCGTACCACATCTCCTGCGCCTTGGTAAATGCGGCTCCGTCCGAGTTATCGGTGGCTTCCTGCATTTTGCGCTGCGCGTATTGGAGGCGGTACTGTTCGTCCTCGATGGCCTTCTCAAAGCGAGCCAAATCGGCACCGTGGGTCTTGCGCTCCACGACAGACAGGCGCTCCATCAACTCGCGGTTCTGGCGCTCAAGCAGTTGCAGCTTGGCGTCCTTTTCCTCGTTGGTGCGCTTGATGTAATCCTTTTTGGCCCGGCGACGGTTGCGTCTGGCCTCTCGGATGGCATCGGTATCGTCGGGATGATCCTCATCTCCGCCGTCGTCTTGATGAGCCTCCGCCTGCTCTTCTTGAGCGTCGGGGGACTCCATGTCGTTGGGAAGCTGAACGGTGACCGACCCGTCCTTTTCTTCAACGACTGCAATTTCTTCGTTCTGGTCTTGTGCTTTTTCTGTAGTCACAGGAAGGCCCTCATTGCAAGTGGATCACCAGTGAGCTTTGCAATCACCTCGTGATCGTTCAGAACCATAAACAGTGCCGGATCTTCAAAATCGTCATCGCCGGGGACTTTGACTTCCCAGCGATCACCGCCCCATTTGGGGACGCGGATGTAGTCGCCCACGGAACACCAAGACCCCTCTGGCCATGCCTGCATCGTGTCCCGATGCTTAAATGCCAGCGGACCGATCTCGACGACCTTGGCCACCATGTTCTGCCACTTTTCGGTTTCTTTAGTCTCTTCAACCAAAATAATCCCTGCGCTTGTTGCCTTCTTTTTGGTGCGGCGCAATTGCACGAGAATGCGTCCGCCAAGAGGTTTAGCACCGGGGTCTACGCTCGGAAAAGCCCAAGCCAACTCAGCTTCGTCAAAAGCTACCGGTTCACTCATGTTCATCGTCTTCCTTCATCAGGTTGTTCAGGATGTCAAGGGCCTCCTGTAAGCCCGCGAAATGTCCGACCATGCGGTGGTAAGCCTCCCAGTTCGCCGCATTACCAGCAGCGAGGGACGCGGCTATTTCAGCCTGCCTAGACTTGATGCCACCAATCAGGTCGCCGATGGTTTTCATTTTTTCTTCGCTTGTTGCAGACCTCCTTGTGGTTTGGAGCCGGTTTGGCCCTTGGGTTGCATGCTTGAGCCGTCAAGTTTCTCGCCCATTGCGATACGCTTGTGCTGGGGCACGTTGATACCTTTTTGCTCTTGGTCACTCGTAGCCATATTGGCCTCCTTGGGGTTGAACAGCCTTGACCTGCTCGAAATTGAGCTTGGCCGCATCTCGCGTGAGGCGGGCTGATTCGATGCGTTCCTTCATCTCGTTGTCGCCTTTGGCAATCGCCAGCTTCAACTCCATCTCTTCCATCTCGCGCTGCTGGCGCTGCTGGAGCTCTTGCATGTCCATCTGGATCTTGGCCGCCAACTCCTTGTCCTTGAGTTGCATCTCGGCCTGATCGCGGGCCTGCCGGCGCTGAGTCTCGGCCATGCTGGTGTCGAGCAAAACCTTGGCCTCGGGCGGCAGTTGGGGCTGCTGCTTGAACTGCTGCAAGCTCTGCATGAGTTGCTGCACGACCGGCAAAATCCCCTGGAGGGTCTGCTCTGCATCCATCTCGACATGCTGCGATGCAGCACCGAACATGCGGTCGATGATCTTCGGATCGTTGTGCAACTCGTACTCGGGCAGCTTGTCCCCCGCGGCCTTCTGGACGTAGCCGTTCATGCGGTTGAGATACCACAGCACGATGTGCTGCTTGATGTGCTCAATCGCCTTGGGCAGGTACGTCGGCGCGATCATCGGGTTGGAGCCGAAAATCGGGCTCTTGGCGAAGTCCAAATGGGTCTGGATGTGGCCCAGGTGATCCTGCTCGGGGTAGGCAAAGGCCGCCTGCCCGATGGACAGAGCGACGTTCTCGTTGGCAGCGTCCTGCTTGACCGGAGCGGGAACGTCGATCATCAATTCGTTGATGCCGGGCACCTTAATCTGCTTGAGGAACCGCTGTATCACCGCCCTCTTGTTGAAAATGTCGGGGTTCTTGTCCATGATGGCCATAACCGCCTGGGTCTGGGCCATCCGCTGGGTTTCGCTGAAGATGTGCGGGTCGGACACCGGGATCACGTCGGTGATCCGCATGAAATCCTCGCGCTTGATGTCCAAATCCTCGATGATCTCGCCGCGCTGCATGTCGTCGAGATACCAGCGGTTGATCCGGCTCAAAACTCGCAGCACACGGCCCTGGGACTCGTGCAATCTGGCGTGAATGGCCGAGAAAACCGCTGCGCCCTGCTCGATCAGCGCCTGGGTGGTGCCGACCGGCGTGTTTTGGCCGACATCGGCGATCTTTTCCTCGGCTGTGGTCACCACACCCTTGGCTGCGTTGGTCAGCCAGCCCAAAAGCTGAAACAAAACCGGCGAGGGCGGGTTGAACGGCATGGGCATGGCCAGCTTGCGCACGTCATCGACGCCAGGAGCGCCCTCAATCTCCACCACCTGGGTGACTTCGACCTCTTGGGACTGCCCGGAAATCTTGCCGCCCTTGAGCTTCAGGAGCGTTGCAGCGTTGTTGATGTGGGCAGAGTCCAGCAAGGCCCTCAGAGAGCCCGTAAGGGCCGCAGAGAGGCCTCCAATAAGCTGCGGCAGGCCAACGGCGTAGGCTCCACGCCAGGGAATGAACTTGAACTCAATGACCCAGTCCAATTTGGTCATCGTGTCGTCGCCTTCTTCCCAATTGCGGTACAGGCCGAGCACTTCTGACGACAAATCGTCGATCATCAGGATGTACGGGGCGCTCTCGCCCTTCGTAATCGGGTCGTCGTCGAGTTCCAGCCATGTGTAGACGTGATAAACCCGGCGCAGGCCGTCCTCGTTCTCGTTCGGGGACTTGCCTTCAATCTTGTTGGTGGCCTTTTGGGACGCGGTTGGCTCCGGATCCATCGTGGCACGGGTCAAGGCGGTGTCTTTGTACAGCCCCGACTCGATCCGGCGCTTGAATTCCCACTCGGAGATGTCATCGACCTCAGTAAACCGTTGGGCGGTATAGAAGTTGGCCGACGCAAATGGCAAAAGCACGT